GAAGTAATATTTTATAATAATCTTTTTTATAAGTTTGAATATTTATATGTGATATTAGCTATTGTGTTAATAACATTATGCCACGGCGCTTACCTCGTCAGTAACATTTCCATTATAGGAACTGTAACTGAAACTAGTATAATCAGTGGTTTCAAGTATAACATTAAGTTAGAAAATGTAATTGAACCTGTAGTTTATAAGAATTTACTAAAAACTATTGAATGGAAACAATGGTTATTGAATCGTTTTCAGATACTCACTATATGTCTACTTTTTTTATTTTATTTCATTTTAGATTATAGTGTTTATATGTGAACTTTAATGATCATTGTGCTGTTCAATTTGTATGCTGAAGATTTTGGTATAAAACACAGGATTTTTAAAGCTATTGAATATACTACTTATGCTACTTATATGAAATCAAAGGAATGGAGCACTTATGTGTCAACTGATATGTTTAAGGTTTCATTTAAGAAAGCTTCTACAAAGGTAAAAGCAGCTGCTAAATACACCAATGCTATGGTTGATAATTTAACAGGAACTGTAAAGAAACATTTATTTTCAAAATCGGAAGTCAAGATACCTGCGGTAGGTACAGCAACTTTTTCAGTGGAAACAGAAAATGAAAAGGAAGGTGACAGAAAGATTAAGCAGACTTTTACCCATGTTTTGGGTGTCGCCAACTTTTTAGGTATGCCTGCCAGGGTTCAACCAACAACAACTTCTATAGAGGATGCTATTTATAAGAGATTAACAGCCCCCATTGATGTTGAGAAATCTGACTTGCCTAAGTACATGAACAGAGTACTGGATATAACTAGATGGATATTTGACTACCTAGTTACACAAGAAACTTCTCAATTTAAATTGCAAGGAGTATTGGAATACTTATTAGCATGCAACGTATCTAAGAAACGCGCAAAGTATGCTAAGATACTAAGGATGAGTGGGAAAATTGATAATGCTAAAGTAGTGAAACTCTTCGTTAAGAACGAATTATATGGTGGATCTAATGGTTATAATGGAGAAGATTTACCTACTAAACCTCTTAGATTTATCTCGAATGTACCGGATGATATAGTCAAGGAAACTATCATCTGCAGCTACAACGTGGGATTGTGGTGAAAATCATTAAAAACAAAAAATTTCATTTTTGCTAGTGGAATGAACTCCTTACAGTTAGGAGAAAAAATGAGTGAATTCTTGGAAGGAACATTTAATTGTTATTCTAGTGATTTTTCTTCTTATGAAGGATCTCAAAATAAATACACCTATGATGTGGAAATGACATTTTTTAGATTAATTGCTGAACATATTGGAATACCAAAAAATGATATAGATGATGCAGTTAAAGCTTTTGATAGGTTAGCCACAATGCCTTTGTGATATGAAGGGAAAGAAATTGAACGAAAGTATATGAGAAGGAGTGGTAGCCCACTTACATCTTTTGGGAATACTATAAATTCAATGGTAAGTAGCGTGATTGCTTTTAATCCCGACATATTGGCCTGTAGTAACAAAACGGCCAGGAGATATTTCAAAAATTACGAAACTCTAAAACTAAAGGTCATGGCCCAAGGGGATGACACTTTAAATGGTACTGGTAACCCGTCACAGATAATTGGTTACAAAAAAGAAAACCTAGACCTAGAAAGATTATCTAAATATTATGCCAGATATGGATTGAGTGCTAAAATAAAAGTATCTAAGAGCGATGTCTTGGAAGCAGCAAAAGAAGGTAATCCAATTTATTTCTTAGGTGGTTTCTTTGTACCAGTTGTTAGAGGAAATGTGCAGACGCTCTTACATGTAAATAAACCCATGCAGATATTTAATCAAGGAGGAGTTTACAGTGGGGGTTCCATTGTAAGTCCTGTTGAGCATTTTACATGATTGAGCTGTCTTGCAATTAGATATGGTACTTTAGCAAGATTCCCATATTTTAAGGAGTTAGCTAATTGATTTATAAATAGAACTAAGGAGCTTGCCAGTAAGCTAGAAGGTGTTAAAATAAATGTTGAATTGAAAGAGTACCTATTGCGTAAGTGAGGTATAAGTGAAATGGGTGATTATTTTGAGATAACCCAAGATACTGATAAAGTATTCCAACTGCTGTATGGTCCAGAGTTAAAAATAAAGCCTTTAGTAATTGCCGAACAAAATATGTTTACTTCCAGAGATCTGTATGATCTCTCTGTTAAAGAATCTAAATATGCTTGCTAATTATGAATAAATGTGCAAGGTATTTAACGTGTATTGACGAACACGCACCCCCAGTTAGTTGGTAATTATATACTATAGTTACAGCTATTAAAATTTTATTTTCTAAAATTAGCATGTTAGAAAAACAGAGAAGTAAGAAAGGAAAGAAGAGAGGAAAGAAGCAGAAGATGAAAAAGGTGTTTGTAGAGAAAACACTTAAACGGGTTAAATCCAAACCCAAGAAGAGAGTTAATAAATTTTTCAGTGGTGAAAAGAAAAACATGAATGTTAACCGTATAACGGCCACAGGAATGGAATTATGAGCACCAATCGTGTCACAACCTGAATTCAGTTTGATTCCAGATGGTGTCATAAATTTCAACCCTGGTGACTTCTCCCTAGGTCTACCCAGATTAAAAGCACAGTCAAGGATATATGAGCACTTTATTGTTAATTCTGTAGTGTTGCACTATGTCCCTTTCTGTAGCATGATGACAACAGGAGCTGTTCATATTGCAGTTGATTTCGATGCAGAAGATACTGATCCTCTTAACGCTAATGATATGTACACAAATGAGTATGCTAAATCATTTAACGTTAGAGAACCATTTAGTTATGCAATACCGTTAAAAGGAAAACTACTTTTGAAGAACTGGAAAATAAAACATGAAGGTGATAGTGGCCAGAGAGATGATTATGCCCTTCACTACCCTTTTAAGATTTATGTTGCAACCGAAGGCACAGAAGCCCCCACAGTTATTGGTAATGTAAGAATTGATTACTCGATAACTATGTTTGATGCTAGTGTGGATAAAGGAGGATTGAATATGTATTATTCTATAGCTACACAGCCACAAGCAGATAGCGCTAGAACGTATGCTTGAGATTATGCTTATGCACGTTCAGTGATCCCATCAGTGGAGGATTTTAGAGAAAATTTCACACAATCTACTTTTAACTTACAAGCACATCCAACAATTATATTCAACAGAGACTTTGTTGGTACTGTGACTGGTAATCTGTGCGGTTTGTGGGATGGAACAGGCAGCTTCAAATTTTATAGGGGAATGGATGACATAACATCGTTAGTTTGTCCTTTAGGGAACTCTCATGCAAATGATTTTGACACAGGGTTAAATTATAGGATGAATACATTTATGTATAAACTCGTAGAACCTTTATTGCCGGGTGATTATATGCAATTTAGTAAAGTATTGACTTCATATGTCCAGAAAGCTGTTGCATCCTGCTTATTGATAATAGCAGGAAAAACACTTGGAATAAAACCTTATCTCTACATACCTAGGACTTTGGTAATGCCACAATACAAGGAGTCAGAAAAAGAAGAAGATGATGAAGAAAAATCCGACTGCCTTGTTGTTGAAAAGAAGGAGAAGAGAGATACCTCTACTGGGAAACGTTTAGCCAAGAACGTTTAAATATTAAGCACATTTGTTGGAATTAGTTGAGTGATACTGAGGCATACACATAGATCATTATTGATATTATTATGGTCGCGGAGTGCCTATTATAGGCCATGGGGTTGGCGATCCACAACCATATAACTCCGATTACGCCATGATCTATAGTGTAACCTTACAGCCATGAAACTAATTTGTTTTGACATACTCCACGCACACTTAAGGTAATAAGTGTGAACGGGTTTTACGCTCCCGGGTGACGTGATGACGTAGATACCATTACCTTACAAAAACGTGAAAATTGCTATTCATTAATTTTTTATTTTTTTATAATTGGTTTATTTGTTCGCAAATAACGTGGTTTGATAGAAATGTGCAGTTCACATCAC